CCGCCACAACACGTGCTCGTTGATCTGCTGGGCAGCCCACTTGAGCGTGGGTCGCAGCCCCCGGTCTTGGCTCGCTTCGATTTTCTGGGCCTGGTTGCCCTCGTTTAGCGTCGACGTCTGACCGCGGTTGCCCAGCTGGAAATTGATCTCCTCGGGCGCTATCTGGAGCACGGAACACATGACCCGCAGTAGCCAGTCCATGAAGTTAGACCACTCCATGTCCAAGTTGCTCTTCTGAATATCGATCCACTTGAGCCCGCCGCCCTTGCCCTCCAGATCCGTCACTTCGAGGATCGGAGCTCGCCAGGCGTTCTGCGCCCCCGTGACCATGGCGGTCCACTTGCGGCGGAAGGCACGCATCTGCGCACGCGGCACCAGTCCGCTGACAGCGAGCACGCCTTTGGCACTGGTACCCTGCTCAAAAAAGTTCGCGTTGTGCGATATGCCGCTCAGGAGCGCCGTGACCGTCGAGATCATCATCTCCAGCTCGGAGTAGCCGTAGCCGAAGACGCGGAGGTCGTTGCGCGGGTTGCGAATCGAGAACGACAGATCACGCGGCGAGAACTCGGCCGCCACTACGCCGTCGACGATCTGCACATAGCGCACGAGCTCCCAAAGGAGTTGCGCACGTCATCGTCGGGGCGCGCCTGCCTGATTGACGACGCCGACAGCGAGCGCCAGGCCACGAGGTCCTTCCCACGCGTACGCCGGGACTCGATGTGCGCCTGGTCATAGATCAAGCTATCTCGCAAGAAGAGCTTGAGAAACTCCAGCATACCGGGCCTGCGGTTCCCGGTACGCTCATCGTACGTCTCCAACGGTCCAGACGAGCGGAGGATCTCCTCATACTTGCGGGCCTTCTTGTCCTCGCCGCGACCTTCTTTCTTTCCACCCCTCTTGCGCACGACGTAGCCGGGGCCGTGCTTGTCCTCTTGGGGATCAGCGTAGTAGGTCAACTGATTCATGCGCGTCTGCAAGTAGCCCGTGAAGGGCCCCACCCGCCGCGATAGCGTCGTTAGCATATCGTAGGACAAGATGGCCGGGCGTTCTCGGTAGCCGCCGAACCCCGTCAACGGCTCGTAGGGGTCCTCTGTCAACCCGATCCAGTCGGGCACCCCACCGCGGCCACGTGTCGTACCAGCCCGAGCTATGTCAGCCGCTTTTTCCATGAGCGTGTGTTCGCCCACCTCCTCCGCGATGGCTTCATACCACTCAGGGGAGATCCCCAACATGCCCGAGCGGCGCTCGAGGGCTCGCGTGCGCTGGTGCTCTTGTGCCTTGTAGAGGCTGGCTTCGTAGCCTTGGGCCAACGCGTGCAGGGTCGCGGTACCGGCGCCCACGGCGCGGGCAAAGAACCCCCCGAGACGCGCCCCTACGGTGCCAGGATGAAAGCGGACTAGCTTGGACACAGCGCCTCGCTACTCGTGCTTGGCGACCAGCGCGCCGCCCACAGTGCCCATGGAGCCCATCTGCCACGTGGTCGTCATGTCGCCGGCCTCGATGGACGCAGCGCAACGCTCGTCGAAGCTCTTGCGCAGGGGCTCCTCGGGCACCTCAGCGGGGGACGCCACTTCCGGTGGCACGCGTGCCACGGGAGTCTCCTCGTCGGCGTCGGGACCGGGCATGGGATCCACTCCGACGCTCTTGCAGAGCTCCTCGAACTCGGTGCCTGCCTTCATAGCCTTCTCCAACCCCAGCCGCTTGCGCACGCGTGCGCCCACGACTATGGGACTGCTACCTTGATACACCTCGGGGTGCGCTGTCCTGTCGTGAGCGTACAGCGCTGTCACGGCAGAGTAAACGGCCTGCCCGCGACGCTTGGTCGTTGGCAACACAGGCAGCACACCTTTGAGCTCGCCTTGTACCTTGCGCCACGCGGTGTTGATCAGCTCGCGGGCCTCGACAAGGTTGGCCGCTGAACCGGTGACACCCGCGGCTGCCAGCTTGGCCATGTGGGGCACCAGCGACTTGGGCACGTCGCCAGCATGCGGGCCCTCGCCGTCGTGCCGCTTACCCTTGGGGTCAGCGCACCACTTGCCGTCGCCGCCTTTGACATGCCAGACGCCTTGCCACTGCCGTCGGGTGCCGACCGGGTACTCTCTGCCCACGTCTATCTCCTACGCTGCGGTCGCAGTCTTCTTGCTATCCCGCAGGTCCGCTTCCACCTCGGCCAAGGGAGCGTCACCGATCCCGAATGCCTCCTTGATAGCGTCCGTCGCCTTCTTGCCCGGTGGCTTGGGGCCGAATAGCGACGCGTTGGGGTCCGGCGCTGCAGCTGCGGCCAGCTGCGCGTACTTGCGGATCCCGGGGCCCAGGCTGCGCCCGTCTTTCTTGAGCAGCGCCGCCAGAAGGGCTTGCGACAGCATGTCTTTGTAGACGGGGTGGTCTCCGCCACCGAGCTCCCGATTCTTGAGCACGGCGCTGGGCAGACGTGCCTTGCGGTCGTGCATTTCCTTGAGCACGCCAGCCACCGTGCGCACCGCCGTGCTGAGGTTGTAGTCGGGGCTCGCCTGTCCTGCCTTGATCACGTAGGGGAGCATGGCGGCCAGCCGCCCCCGGGTCCGAGGGCGCAGAGCCTCGAGCACCGCTGTATCGGGGATCAGCTTGCCGAGCACGAGTCGGGTGACGAGCGTGCGCCCATCTTCGTTGAAGCGCTGCGTCTTGCGGTCGACATACTTGTCGACGTTCCTGATGTCGAGCACGCCCTCGGCCAACAGCGCGTCCCGTAGCCCCTTGCTACGCGAGCTGCGCAAGTAGCCATCCCAGGTCTCGTCGAGCGCTTCGCCCTCTGGCGTTTCACCCAATCCGTCTGCGATGGCCCCCAGCGTCTTTGGCCCCACTTTCTGGGCACGGCTCACCTGTTCGGCTCGCGGGTCCATGGCGCGGGTGAAGCTCTCGTTGTAGCGTCGCACCAGCTCGCGCGCCTCGTTCTTCGTCGTCGGCTCGGCCACCTCGCGCACGAGCACGGGGCGCTTGATTGCGTCGATGTCGGCAGCGCTCAGACCGTAGGACGCCGCTCGCTTCTTGAGGTGTTCCCGGTAGGCGTCGGCCGACTTGGCGTTGTCACGGACGCTCTCGTCGTCGTAGACGAGCTGCATCGTCATCGTCCGCGAGTTGCCCCCGAGCACGACGCCCCCGGGGGTGACAATCGGTGGGCCGTGGGCGGCGTCAGGATTGTCCGTAATCAAGAACTGGGGCTTGAGCCCGCTAGCGTGCTCACGCACGGCGAGCTGGGCTGACTTGCTGCGATGGTACTCGCGCTCTTGTACGCCCTCGGGGTAGTCTTTGCGGACCGCGAAGCCCTTGCGGTGGTCGTGGCTCGGAATGAGCTCCTCGGCGTCAACCACGCGGTACTTCGCTGGCTGCGCCACGGGCTTGCCGTCGTCGCCTGCGACGTACACCTCGGCGGCACTACCCGCGACGCCCAACCCGGTCCCAGTCTTGCCCTTGGGGCCCGCAGGCGCCTGCTCGTAGGACCGGGCGATGACGGCCTGCAAGGCAGCACGGTGCTCGGCGGGCACATGCTTGAGGGCGGCCTCGAGCGCTGCACGCTCCGGAGACACGTCTGCCTTGCCCTTGCCCGACTCGGCCGTGTCCACGCGTGTGTGGAGCAGTTTCGTTTCCTTCGTGCCGATCCAGCCGTGCTTGGCGGCCTGGTCAACCAGGCGCCGTACGCGCTTCGCCTGTCCCTTGCCGCCTTTGCCCTCGCGCAGCAGCCGCAGGGCTCGCAGGATCTCCCCGCGCATCTTGCCCTGGCGCTTGAGCCTGGCTTCCTTGTGCTGCTCGTTGACGAGCTTGGCAAAGTCCGCCTTCGTGTGACGCGTGTGCTTCCCGGTGCCCGAGTGCTTCACAAAGACGTGCGTGTCGTCGTCGCTGAGTACCTCCCAATGCCCCTCGGAGTCGCCAGCTCTGCCGCTGAATTTCGACCCGCGCTTGAGCGTCGCGGAGCGCGCTACGCCCTTGCCGGGGACGCGATAGTAGTAACGCCACTTGGGCTTGGCTTTCCCGGTCGGGGTCCGCATGATGTACTTGTGGGGGCGCCCCTTGCGCAGCACCGTGATGGTACACGGGCACGGGGTGTCGTCGGACACACGCTCGACCAAAATCAGCTGCAGCCCACCCATCCTACAATCCCGGGCGCATG